TTGCCGAGGTCAAAAATCCAGTTAAATTATTATTTGTTGAATCTGACATTGCCCAGTTTGCAGTATAATTTGTCAGTGTACCAGTTGACGTCATATAGAAAGGGATAGTATAGCCAATGAACCAGAAACCAGGTTTAACTGTTAAGCTTAACCCTGTTACGTCTTCATATGTATCAGCTGCGGCCGATGAAGTAAATTCAGTATTAAATACATCTAATGTCTCCCTAAATCTTGGTTGATACATTTGTTCTTGCATAATCATAGCGGCCGTTGGTGAGGCCCATGAACCGGCGGTGTTTACTGCCTCGAAAAAACCAATCAGTCTTATTGATGCGGAAGTGAGTGATGTCCCATAAATAACAAAACCGCTAGTCCCACCACCAATGGCGGATATGTTTCTATATGTTTCACTTCCAAATTTAAATGCGCTTACTGCAAGTGAGTAGGATCCAGATTTTAAAACTAGATAAACATAAATTCTAGCGACGGCCCCACTTGCAAAACCAAAAGTATTAGTTCCAGCTATACTTAAAGTAAAGGCCCCTGTTAACTGATTACCCACAATTTCCGCAGTATCGGCCGTCTCATGCCGATTATAAACCCATACTGGAAAATTTAATGATGGCGTTGTGTTATTGATATCCTCTTGCAATGTTAGCGTAATAGTACCAGCACTAGCAACGGCCGTAAATTTTGCGTTACCTGTAACTAGATATTTCCTATCTGTTTCATCGAATAGGGCGTTTCTTGTCCCATTTAATGTTGCTTGAATTTTAGCTGTAGTAGAATTATAGATTAACTCACCACTATCTGGATTTGCAGCAGCTATTTCAGTTGTTGTACCAGTGGGTAATATGACTTTATTAAAGTTTGTTATTAATCCGCCTTGAGGTTTATAGCTCATTAAAAAATCCTCCATTCAGTGGCCATTGCATGTAAAATAAATGCGTGATATTGGAGAGTCGCTGTAAGTGTATCGGACCCATCTATTTTTTCAGTACCAGGCGTTGCTATTATCATTTGATTGCTATCATTGGATATCTTTTTAATATATACTTTACGGCCATAGTTGTTTGCTAATACTGGTAAATTAATAGTTATGTTACCACTTGTTGTATCAACATAAACAAAAACTTGATCATTAAAGATATCCCCTAATGAGGTGTTGGCCGATAGCGTTACATAAAAATCTTTCTTTTGATTGTGTGAGGCCTCTACATACCAAGTCGTGCCATTGCAATATAGAGTCACTGACTCATTGAATGTTGCGAGATACGAGGTTGCCTGGTTATCAATTAAATCGGCCGCAGATATGATCACTCTATTTATATCGGATGAAATTTTTTTAATAGTTAAACGTCTTCCGGATTGGAGAGTTGGCATGGTAATAGTGATATTACCTGATCCCGTGTCAACAAAAATAACCTTGTCTATACTTGGGTTGTTATCAACCGTATAGTTTGCAGTCCTTGTCCTAAATGTCCCTTGGTTATTCCCTGTTCCAACTATCGTATAGCCCGACCCATTAGGTACAAAAGAAACAGAATCAAACTGTCCTGTCAATCGATAGTCTGCAAAACCGTCAATAAGCTCTCCACCAGAACAAGTAAGAGTCACTGAGTTAGTGTTATTAGTTTTTTTAACTGTATAAACATGATTGGCCACTGATGCCGAAAGAGGTAATGTTAAAGTAAAACCACCAATGGCCGATGAGGCCAATGTAAATGGATAAGTTGGATTAAGTGTTGCGGTTGTTGTAACTGTAATAAGCTGTTGTATCCTTGCAATGTCTGAACCAATTACAAACCAATTCGAACCATCGCAATAGAGATGAACACTGTCATAAATTCCATAAAGATAAATATTATTTAATCCGTCTATTGTGTTTGCGCCAGGGTTAAACACAACACGCCCTGTAGTTCCAGCAGTCTTTTTAATAAACAACTCACGGCCTACTATTAGGCCCGGTAACGTAATAGTAACATCCCCACCGGCCGTTGAGACAAATAAAACATCATCATCTATTGGATTGTCTGATATAGTATAATTGCTTGTGACGTTCCTAAAACGCTTTTTATGTATTAAAGCTTCACTTATTACTACCCAATTAGAACCATCACAATAAATTGTCACCGTATCATTAAAAATATAAAGAGGATGGTCTAACAGGCCATCAATTGTCTCACTCCCATTAGCATCAATTGTCACCTTATTAACATCACTGCTAACTTTTTTAATAGTTAAAACTTTACCAAAATTAGATGCCGCTGCTGGAAGTGTTATTGTAAAGGCCCCACTTGTTGAGTCGGCCTTAATTAATTGATGGTCATTTCTTAAATCAGTAATGGTAAAGTTTGATGTTTTAGTACTGAATTTAATATTTGGAATATTTACACTGCTTAAAACTTTCCAACTAGAGACACCATCCGCATGGAATAGGGCCCCTTCATTTGGAATTTGTAAATCAATATGAGATAGGCCATCAACAAGATCAGGTGATGTTCTAGTTATTTGTACTCTATTAGAATCATTTAAAGAGACCTTTTTAAAATAGAGCTTTCTTTCAGCATTGTTAACCGATAGTGGTAGGTTAACAGTAATGGCCCCACCGGAAGTATCGCAATAAATAATGGAATCACTCCCTAATGGAGTATAGGGAGAGTCGGCCACTGTAATTGTTGTTGATGGCAATAGCCCTTGATCAATCTCATCTTTAATGGCATTGAACCATGAAGCGTCAATATTTTGACCATTATATCTAAGTGGTAAAGACATATTTAATCCTATTTTAAAGAGTAGGCATAAAATTTTAAATTTGTATATGAAATAGTTGTAGCAGCATTGCTTACATAAGCATAAAATTTATAAACTATATTAGTTGCTGTTCCAACACCATTAGTAAAATCATCATCAAAATATGTCAAAGTCGCTGGTAAAGTAACAACGCCTTGAATATTCCAATTACAAATAGTTGTTTCTGACCCTGCTCCAATGGTTTTTGTTAATCTAATGACCCCTAAATCAGAGGCCCCATTATATGTAATACCGCATAATCCTGACGTGGTTTTTAAAGGCGATATCCCAACAATAAACGGCTTTGGTACAGTTGAGGCGTCTGTCTCGCCGGCCACGTCATATAATGCAACCGTTAATGTTGCTAATAAAATAGGTGTAGTAGATGAAGTTGAAAAAGAAGCATCAAGAACAGAATCTTTTTGAACGTTACTTGTCTTCTCTCTCGTGACTTCACGGTTTAATATATTACCATCATGTATGCAGTCATTAGTAAGAAGAGAGTTTATAATCGTATTATCTTTAATTTTAGTATTATCAACTGTCTTATTCGCAAGTTTATCATTGCCAATTGAACCTATACCAATATCATTACCATTAAACCCATTTTGATCAATTCTGGCCTTGAGCACTCCACCTATGAAAATTTCAAGGATTTGATTTGGTGATGTACCGATTAGTTTTATATAAGTATCTTCTGCAATAGTACCTATATGAACTTCATCTAGATATATTTTTAGCCATCGAAAAAGAGTTGATCCAAGATTTGCTGATTGATCCGTTGCATCACCATTAGAATTTCTAGGAATAATATCACCTATCAAAGCATTAAAATATTGGTTAACTATACTTGCTGAAATGACTGTTCCATCAACGGCAACATTTATTGGTGTAGTGCTCATCTATATCTCTCTCAATTTAAAAGTAATAGTTTGATTCTTAAAGTCTATTTGTTTATTTAGGATTTTAAAATTCTTATCTTGTGTGATTACATAATGCCATTTCCCATAGGGAAAGCGATCAACACCAAAAATGGCAACACCAAAAATAGGTAAAACTGCTCCATATTCTGCAGTTAGTTCGGCCGGATAGTCTATATTGACTCGATCCATGAAGTTTAAATCTAAAGTGTCATACCAAAATCTAGTCGTGAGATCTAATTCAACCTTAGGGAATCCGTACTCATCTAGATAAGAGTTGGCCATATCAGTTAATTCCGCAATCCCCCCAAATCCCTCTACTGATATTACTTTATAAAATAGGCCATAGTTATCAATTGAAGTATTATCTTGAACTTCATATATAGTTGGTGGGGTATCAGTAGAAGAAAAGCTTGATTCAATTCTTATCTTATTAAAAAGTTTATTCACTCCGGCCTTTACGTTAATTATATTATTAGCATTTTCAATACCTAAATCAGAGGCCACTCCATAAAAACTATATTTAAGATCAATTGATGCTATTCTTGAAATAACGTAAACTACACGGTCTTTTATATATAAACTAGAATTGCTATATAAAAGTAATTTTTGTAATGTATCAGTGACTAAATTACCTTCATATACACTTGAGTCATTAAGACTACCTGTAATAGTAGTATTAATGTTGGCCATATCAACTGTCAAAATATTAGTTATGACAGGATCATTTAATTGTTGATATATAAAATCATCCCATAACCCTGAAAATATATCTATAGGAGGAGATACTACCCTGTCAAATAGGGATTCAAAACCAATTACCTGAAATTTTAATTGCTGTTGGTTTATATCAAATCCTGCTGTCTCATCAACAAGCAGGCCTTCATAAATTGTAGTTTCAATATTTGTAAAAGTGTTTCCACACTCCGCATTGCCGCATTCAGAGATATCATCAGAGGCCGACCAGGTTATCCTCACTATACAATCATTTCTTGTCCGTCTAAAAATTGATCTAGGTTGATCAGGTTCGGAATATTTACCATGAATATTGTTTAGTGTTAAATTAAAAGAATTGAACTTAAAGATCCCAATGTTGTAATCATCAAAACTTGTTTGTTCAGATAGACTACCAATAGAATTTTCTAAGACATCATTAGTTATTTCAATAAAGTTATTTTGATATGCTCCGGTGTCAGTAAAAGGGAGGATATAAAATCTATATCTAGACATTAGTAGACCGCCTCTTGCAGTGATACTGAGATTTTCATCCCTGCAGTGTAGACGCCTCGATAAAATTCTGGTGTCCAGTCATCAATAGGCCGCATTAAATAGATGTCTTCAAATCGATAAAGCTTTCTGACAGACGAAAATTGTGCTTCATCTCCGGCATTAATCCATACTAAAAATCCTTCGATCTTGTCATAAAGATTTTCAAGGAGAGTTAGATCAGCATCAAGGGAAAGAATCTCCACGTTAAGATCGAAGCGTACAGTCTCAATAGTGTCTACAACTTGCGCTTTGCCAGAGATCATTTTGTTGATCTTTTTATTTCTAGAAACAGTTGGTTTACTGATGACAGGCCAACCGGCAAGTTGACCTAGACTTTTTGTAATAATGATCTGAGTGATTTTTTTATCGTCAGTTGAACCATTAACGTCTGTGATGATGATTCTAATTTTATTCGTAATGACGGAAGTAAACGTAAAAATGCTATTGTCAGCAGTTCCATTAGTAACACTAATGGGAGTCGAAAAATTAACATAGATTGAACCATTGAAATATTGAACCGTGTAGCTTCTTAAGTTATGTAATAAGATCATTATTGTGTCGATCTCATAGGGAGATCTAAAATCTATATCAATTTGTGTATTAGCGGCGTTAGTTGATCCTGTAGTCATCCATGCGGAAGTATTTTTTCTATTCCTGACAAAGCTGAGAAAGTCCTGACCATTATTTAGGGCCACACTATCAGTCACGGTCATATTAATTGTGTTCTCAAGATCAATTATATTCTTACGAAAGAATTTTATTTGTTGGGCCATTGTTAAATCCTCGCCGTGTTGAGTTGACGCCGCTGTACAATTTCGGCCTCTATTAAGTCAAAAGCGTTTTGGGTAAAGCCAACTGTCACGTTAATAGGAATTTCTTCATTAGATATTGTTGATCTAGGTTGAAAGTTCTCAATCTCTTTGGCCCTACGAGATGCGGTAACTCCTGCAATGACCTCTTCAAAGTTTTGTCTTGGGACAACAAGTTCACCTTTTGATAGCATGACCGGGACAGTATCAACTCCAATCTGTCCACCTTCAACAAACATACCTTGATTGGCCCCTTGAAATTCTTGTCGTCTAATGTTATCGACTTGAACAAATCCGGCCGCAATAACTGTCCCAGCGAGAATTTCACCAAATGGAGGTGGGACTTCGGCCATCGCACGAGTGGCCCCTACGTAAGTATTGATGATGGCCTGCGCTATAGAAGCGGCCTTTCCGACTGCAAATAATTCTTTGTTTTTAGATTGAGTCAGGGAGGCCAAATTTCCAAGGGCCTCCTGTGATGCTTTAAACTCTTCTGTTCGGTTAAAGGCGTTTATTTCAGCTAATGTTTTATTAGAATTTTGAGTATCTTTAAGAATCTGTTGTCTTTCTTTTGTTCTAATAGCTGTCTTTTCTTTAACTAGATTTTCTTCTAACTGTCGATCATTTTTAACTTCTGTTTGTCTGATTTGGATCTTTTCAGCGGCGGCGTTAAGTTGAATTTGTTGTAGTTCTTTTTGAAATGTCTCTTCACTAATGAGCTTTTGGTTATATTCGTCTTCAAGTGATGAGAGATCACTTTCAAACATAATCTTACGGTCTTCTTTGGCCTGATTAAGTTTATAGTCCGCTATGTTTTTTTCGGCCTCAGTCTCTTCTCTTAAAATACGGCCTTGATCATCTAGTTCTGATTGTGCAATTTCGGCCCTAGAAGCGGCCCCTTCTTTAGCTATTTGGTTCCGATCCTCTTCATACTTTTTAAGCATGGAAAGAGTTTCGTCAACTTGTCCCTCACTTACTAGAGGTGTTTGAGTTTGGCCTTGAAAGCTAAGTGCTTCACCTTGTTGTTGAAAAGGTACAGGTGATCGCTCTGGAAAGCGTGGAGTGACTTGTCCTGTAGTTTGCAATTCTTTAGATTGATCTAAGTATTTTTGAATTTCTTGATTGATATTGGAGAGATTCTTTTGATCCTCTTTAAATCCATCTGAGCCATCATAACCTTGCTGTTCTTTTTTTAAAGATATTTGTTGTTCTAAGGCCCTTTTCTGGATACCAAGATTATTAAGATTGAGATCAACTTGTTCTTTTATTTTGGCATTAGTTTCATCTAGGACAGGATTAAGTGAACTAAGGCCTACAACTACGCCTGCAACACCAGCGGCAACAGCGACCCACCCACCAGCACTAACACCTAAAACAAAAGCTAACCCTCTGACTGCGGCCGTAGTAGCGATTGTGGCGGCGGTCACTTTAATAAGGGCCGTTGTAAAATCCAATCCCTTTTGGCCTGAATCAAGAAATCTTTTATTAAGGTCATCAAAAGTTGTGGTTAAAGATTTTATCTGAGGTTCAAAATTTCCTACTATAGATATAGCAAGGGCCGTAAATGAGTTGGCCAATATTTTTAGACTGTCGTTCACACCCTCAATATTTATTTTTTGCGCTTTATTAAGTGTATTTAAATTGTCCTGTTCATCTCCAAGATCTTTAGTATTCCTTTTCAATTGTCCATATTGAACACCAAGTAAACTTGAAGCGGCCGTGATGGCCTCCACCCTTCCAAATAATCTTGTCACACTATCGGCCGTTAGATTATGGGCATTCCTCAATTGAGTCATAATACCAACAAGGCCAATTGATCTTAATGCCTGACCATCAAAAGCAATTCCTAATTTTTTTGCTTCATCCGTTGCAGTTTGAGAAGGTTTAATAATGGCCCTATATATGGCCTCTAACTTAGTGGAAGCTTCGGCCGCATTTCCTGAGCTAGTGGAGAGTGTTGAAAGGGCCCCTAAAACTTGTTCAATTTTAATTCCAAATGATCCTGATATAGATGCCACGTTACCAATGGCCCCGGAAAGTCCCTCTACATCAAGTTTCCCTTGAGTGGAAGCTTTAAAAAACTTTGCTGTTAGAGGTTCGAGTTCATCTAGTGAAAGTCCATAGGTTTTTATAATTGTTGTTAAGGCCCCTATAGCAACGGAAGGATCAGCGGCCCCTGCAGTGGCCAATTTTAATCCTTGTTGTAAAGTATCAAGAGATTTTTCAACTGGTACACCGGCCTTTACAATTTCAAGAAGGCCTTTTGATATTTGATCCAGTGATTGAGGTGATCTTGCGGATAGTTCTAATACTGATCTAGTCAATCTTTTAAATCCATTTTCAAGTCCCTCAGCTCCAAAAGCTGATTCATTTAATCTAGATCTAACTTTATCCATGGCCTCTTCAAACTCTCCAAATTCGGCCACTGCTTTTTTTGTTTCATCTATCAACGCATGGAGTGAGAAGGTCACGGCCAAAACTTTGATAAGATCCTTGGCGGCCGAACCTATATTGAAAAAACTTTTTTTATATTCTTCTTCAACTTTAACTGATGTTTTACCTAAATCATTAGCGGCCACTTCGGCCTTTTTAAATTGGCCGGTGATAACGTCAAACTCTCCCTCTAACTTTTTTGTTCCACTCACCATAGAGGTTATGTTATTTGAGAAAGTTTTGTTTAGTTTATTTATTTGATCGGTTAAAGTAACAAGGGCCTTACTTGAAGTTGAGACCGCTTGATTAAAGGCCTCAGCATTAGCGGAAATTGTGAGTTCTAATTCAGTGGCCATAAATTACCTCTTATATTGCAGAGCTTTTCTTTCCTGGGCCCTTTTCATGGCCAGCTGAATGGCCTTTTCTTTGTTCTCATCAAGTGGCATTATATCAACTTTTGTGAGCCGAAACTCTTTTGGTTTATAGGTTATTCCCTGTAATGCCGCATTGAGGGCCACTTCACTTTCTTTTCTTTCCATTATAATCAACAAATAGTAGTTAATCTCACTATAAGTCATTTTTAAAATATGTTCTTTGTCCCAACCGTACTGATAGGCAAACGTATCTAAGATTTGCGCCCAGTCGGTCTCATTCTCTTCGCTATTTCCGTCTGAATTTTTTTTTTATCAGCTCCACCTTCAATGATTTTCTTTAGCTCATAAAAGGCCTTTCTGGAAACTCCCATGGTCTCAGTGATGGCCAACATTATGGAAATTTTATCCTCCATACAACTAATGGCCTTTAGAAGGAGTGGGAAACCTCCCATGACAATTTCTTGAGTTTCACCAGAGTCAGATACCACTTTCACTTTCTGTTTTTTAAATTCAGTCTTATTTATAAGAAGTCGCCAGGCAATCCGGCAAACTTCCTTGTAGTCAGGGTTGGTTTCACTGAAAATTTCTGAAATTCTTTCCCCAGGATAAGTTTGTTTGATCCATATCTCGTCCTCAAGATTGATAAGTCTTAAATAGAATTTTTTGCCAGGGCATAGCTTTAAAACAAAATAGCTTTTACGAGGGGAAAGATCTTCAAGTTTCAACATTGTTAGTCCTAATAAAAAGGCCATTAAAATCTAATGGCCTTACTAAACTGTATTAGTTTATTAGAACACTATCTCACGCATACTAAAAACACCATTTTTTGTTGAATCATAGAATGCTTGAATTGTTAATTCGGCCGCTGAAAAGGCCTTTGTTGCAAACTTAATTGGTAGGCCGAGGGCCTTGCAATTGAAGCAATCGATTTCAAAAAGTCGACCTGACCCTTGTTTTTCACCAACAAGAAGGGCCCCAAAAGCTGGAAAAGTGTCTGATGTCGCTCCAACGGTTACATCAGTAGACCCACTGTTGATAGGTTTTACTTCAAAGGTAGCAGTGTCACCAGCAACAAAAGCAATAGTGCCTGATCCACCTGTTAGAGTTAGGCCATAATCGGCGACTGTCAAAACCCCTGCAGTTGTAATCGTAATAGGTGAGGCCGTGATTTTTAGTAAGTCATTTTGAAATAGTCCTGCATTTCCTCTATTAAAATCAACATCGGTCGAGGCGTAAACATCAACCGTTGTCGTGGAGGCGGCCTTGATTACATATTTACCAAACTTAAGATCAGTTTCATCACCGGCCGTTGCTGTCACTGTCGCAATACCAGTAGTGGCCTTAATAACACTTGTTCCATATTTATTAACTGCAGTGGAAACATTACCGGTAGCTTGCGCGGCCGATGCTGTCGGTTTTTTCCCAAGGGCCAACTCAAAAAGAAAATCAGGATATTCAGAAATATTTAATGCAATCTCACTTGTGATGAGACCATTTTCAATTTGCCATGGATAAGGATTAGACCCACCATTTAATTTAATCAACTCACCGGCAAGAGTCATCGAGCTAGATTGAAGGATCTTCCCGACCCCAAAAAATTCCCCCGTGGAACGATTGTACGGGGTAAAACTGTGAATTCCAAAAACGGTTCTGTTTGCGCTTAACATAGTGGGCCCCTCTTAGAAATTGGTATTTAAATAATATTTAACTACCAGTTTTGTTTTTATCATTAAAAAGTTTTTCTGATCTTTATAAATAAATTCAACCCCATTATCATCAACAATTTGATAATCCATTACCCTTGAGATGATATTAGTATTACTTAAAATATTTTGTATGAATGTATTTTGGTCTTCTAATAATAGCTTTTCAGCATCCTTTCTGGCCGTGAGATTTAATTCACTCTTGGTCGCCTTCCTAGTAAACGTAATCACAAAAGAACGTTCAAACATTTTTAAACGTTGTTCAACTTCATTCGTAGAAATAAGGCTTTCAACATGAACACCAAAACCATTTGATAAAGAAGGTTCAGTGTTATCAGTAATATCTTGTGGATTCTTTAACTCGGTCTTTGTAGGAAAGGCCGTAGTTATTGATGAATAGATATAGTCATAAAGCGTACTTATAAAACTCATATTCTCACTATCCCACCGCCTAGAGCGTCAATTTCTTGATCCTCTAAAAAAGCGTTTTGGTTAGTATCAATACTAAATTTTGTCACATTAATGGCCTCTGTGGCCATTTTTAAAGCTTCCGTTCTTTCTGCAATATAATCTTTTCCCAATGAAAAATAGATTAGGGCCAATGCTCTCCATGCCGTGGACATGTAGACATCTTCTAACCTTAAAAGATTCCCTTCATTCAAAACAATGCCCAACGTTTTTAATGATGTTAACGTTTGTTTTGATGCAAGAAATAGTTGTCTCGTAAAGTCAGTCTGGCCAGGGAAAGCATCCAGGTAGCTTGGGACGTCTACATCTAAACCTTCTAGTGTCTCCTCATTCGAGAAGAGATAAAATATCCTTTTGATTTTTGAGGTTAAAGTTAAGTCATTATTAAATGTTATTTTCAACCAATAAAGATTATAAATGGTGAACCCATTAAGATCAGTTGGTGTATTAATATCAACTTTGGAAGTATCTAAAACTTGAGTCCATGTCTTCTCTTTAAGTGGTGAAAATTGAATAGTGCCTGATTGGGCCAATGTTTTTCCGCCTGAGCTAGTGCCATCAAGGAGATCAACGGCGTCAACCCATTCAGTATTGGCCCAATATTGAACCTTCATCACTGATGATAAAGCATTTGGGACATCAACCCACGTATAGATCATATTAAATGGATAAGTCTTACCGATATAAATTGCATCCTCGGCCGCTACGATATCAGAATTAATTGATGTTGCTTCGCTATCATTTAAAAGTGATTGATCTGTATAGGTGAGATTGTCTTTTCTTATTATCCTTATCCAATTAGTCAACATCATATTTTATCCATATATTATATTTGAGTCATAATCTTGATTTTCAATTAAATTGCAATAAGGAATCTTTGCTACAAGATCCTCTAATTCAGTCGGTGATATTGAGTTGGGATCGTACCCTTTGAACCATCCAGAATATCCGGCCGAACGCATCGAAAGAAGCGATATCTCACTACAAAATCCAGAATAATCAATCCAGTTTTTATCATCTTTTGAGTGAGGGAACACCATGTCCTTTAGCCAATCCCAAACGAACCAAATCAACTCTGCGTGAGGATATATCTTTTCATTATACTTTCCCAACATCTCTTTAATCCATATTTTTGGATCAACTACATCGGGGAATTCATAAATCCTAAGGGCCACTCCTGGTTTATTTCTATACCTATCGACCTCAATTAAGTTTATTAATACTTCATCCGCTGATAAACCTAACTCAATACCGCATATTTCACCGATAATAGGGAAGCAATGACTGGCCGTAGGCCTGATACTCCCTTTATCCTCTGTAAAATATCTTACTACCTCTGAGATTGGATCATATTTATTAGTCGTAAAAGCTATTTTCATTAGTAAATCTCCTTATAATTAATAGAAGCAATACAACTTCCATTACCTGTTAAAGGGGTAAGCACTATTGAAAACGTGTCGACTATATTATCAATCGAATGGCCTAAAAAGTTTGTTTGTTCAATTGGTACTGGTATAGATCCTAATGCCGCTGCTGATTTAATATAACCACTGTCTATTTCAAGACCACCGGAAATTGATGTCGCTGAGACATTTTTTTCACAAGATGTTGAGTTTGAAACCCAAGAACCACCAGTGATCGTTGAACCAAGAAATATTTGATATAAAACATCGTTAGATGAAATGATAGTAATCCAACCGTTAGTTGGTAAGATTGAAACTTCCGAAACTTTTGGCCTAATAGAAATTGCTACAGTTTGTGCGCCAGAGCTCATGGGCCTTGTTGTAATGCCACAATTGGCCGTTCTTTGCATACCATGAGGAGAGACACCATTCCCCTCTACTATGACAGAACTGCAAACATGCTGCATAAGACTACTTGAACTAGTAGTAGCAATATTTTCAATCTCTGCTCTTAAATGAAGTTTCCCTGACCTTGTGTATACACCACTTGATATATTCCCATGAAGGAATTGATGGCAAAGAATTTCACGGCCATTGATAACGAATCCAAACCGAACTCGTCCTATCCCTAACCATTGATAGTCGATAAAAATTAATTGTCCTTTAGTTAAGTCTAAAGTGATTTTAGATTTACCTGTTCCATCTAGTTTGTCATGCGACCATTGCGATTGAGGAATAGCAGTATCAACAACTGACCCTGTTATCTTTGACCTTAAAACAACATTAACCGTAAATCCTGTTTGTTCTAAAAATATTCCATCACTCTCATCAAAGACACCAATTCGTTGTCTTAATCCAACTTTTGGAGAGCTAAAAACAAATGTCTGAAAGTGAAGTTTAGAAAGGCCTGTGACATAATAAAAGGCCCTTTTCGTTTGTCGTATTACTTTGTCACCACTTGCAGTTCCAACGGCCATTTCAATACAAGCATGATTGGCATTTCGAGTAGATGTACCACCACCGGTTAAGGACTCACTCCATTTTTCTGGTTCTTTATCAACTGAATAAATTGAATTGAAAATTGGATGGGGTAAACTGCAGCGCAAACGGCCAAAGGCGTCATGGTTTAACGTGTCAGTAAAACCTACTTTATAATAGTAGTCTGACATATCTCCCACGTTAACCTGTTCAGCAGCTTTTTTTAATGTCTCAATACCATGGTCATTGACGGCCATAATTAATCCAATTTCCCAAACTTCATTTCTTTTAATAAATCATCTGGCAATACAAAAAAGAGAGACCACTGCTTACCGTCGTAAACAGGGCCTCCTTTTATTTCGATACGGTAAGGGAGGCCATTAACATACCTGATAAGATTTTCAATCTTTTTAGAACTTATATATCTCAATCTAGTATTAGTAGGCACCCTATCCATATTTAAAAACCTTATGCGCCAGCTGGTAAATAATATTCAACTACAATGGCAATCTTACCGGTCAAAAGCGTTGCAGTAGCGATGGCCAATCGAACGCTACCTTTAGTAGCATCAGCAACATTTAAATAAATAGGTGCGTCGTTAGTATCATCCCAGATTAAACTACCAGCTGTTGCGCCATTAAAAACGGCATTAGCTGTTAAAGAAGCAACGGCGATTGCAGTTCCTGAATAGGCCGTTACGGTATCATTACCCCAAGATACAGTGGCCGATCCACCAGAAGTACAGGCCGTCAAAACTTTGGCAAAAACATCTTTGATAATTGCGCCAGTAGGGATAGGACTTTTACCATTTTTATCTGATAAAATTTTTGTCCCAATCGCTCCACCGTCAACGGCAAAGTCATAAACAAATTCTTGAGTGCAAATAGTATTTTTTACGCCTTCCATATATTCCCTTTTTCTTAATTGGTTTAAATAAATAAAAAACCTTAAGTAAGTTTCACTCATTAAGAGATAGTCACAACTCGTTTGTTATCGGTCAATTTCAGACCCCAAAGTAGGTCACTATTGACCCTAAAGCCCCTCTCCCCGGTAGAACCTAAATCATACTCAGCTACATTAAGCTGCTCTTGGATAGCTACAGTTAGATAGCTTGGATGAAGGAAATAACAAGTGTTGCCAACGACCGTTGTCATCCTAGGAGTGAAGCCCAAAAGATCAGTTTGAAATTGGCCCGTAGTCATTGGAGATCCACTAGGGATAAAATCACGTGATAAAAAGTTACCGGAAGTTGTCCCAAAGTTAAAAAGGTCATTCCATTGGTTAGATCCCAATACTGCAGCACGTCCTACCATATCAACGTTGGCAGCATCGAGAAGTTTTTTTGCAGCTAGGAAGTCCACCAATGCAAGCGTTGTTGAACTGGTATATCCAATTTGGTGGTCAGGTGCAGAAGCTGATGGGATTGTGTTATCAATAATGACTTGTTGGATTCTCTTATTGATGGCAAAAACGGCCTTCTCTCTTAAGGAATCCATGAATGGGAGAGATTGCTTTAAAGCAGTTTTTGTCACTTTAAAGTCTTTATATGTACGCTTGTTAATGGTCAATTGTTGACCGGAAACAGTGGCCACTTCGGTGTCACCTTGGGACCCTTCGGGTAATTCTGTTGCATCATCAAAGTCGGTGATTGTTGAGATGTTTAAAATATTACCGAGGTCAGTAATCTCACCTTCGTAATCTCTGTTTGTGATAATGGATTCAAGGAAAGGTTGTGATGCTCTAAGGACTTCGTAAAATCTTGCCGACCAAACTTGTGGGATAATGACACTATTGGCCGTTGAATCTTGATAAGGCATAAAAAAACTCCTAAAAAAGTGGTTAGTATTAATATTTCCTTAACCACTCATTAAGAATTTATTTTTTACGCATTTCGTTTATAGCTTTAGTATACGCCGCATAATCCTTTTTTTGCAATTCTAATATTTGACTACCAGTGAGTTGTTTAGGTTTGTCATCAAAAGTAGGTTGACCATTATTAATAATTGGAGGATTCCCCCCCTTAAACCAATAGGGCCTAATTGTTTTTAGATTCTCAACATACTCTTTGGCCCCTAAAATGTTTACCTTACCAGTTGATGTTGTTTCGATCTCAACGTTAGAGTTATCCAAAAGAGAAAGGTCATTAAGGGCCTCTTCACGGATACCCATTTTAAGGGCCTCTTGTTGGATGGCCGAATATTTTTTCTCTTTGATAAAATACTCTTTAAATTGACCATACTCTCCACGTTCACGCTCAAGATCGGTCTTATACTTGTCGGCCAACTCTTTAAACTGAGAGCTTTCTCTCATTTTCGATTCTTCTATTTCAGCTAATCTTTGGGCCAATTGTTGTCTTTCAGTCTCAATTTGAGCGACTTTTGATTTAAGATTGTTGGCCTGTTCCTTGTAGAATTGAGTGGCCCCTGATTTTTCTTTTTCAGCATCAACTTTTGGTGTCTCAACTGGTTCTGGCGGCAATGGTTGATCGTTTAGCTCTGACATTTTTACCCTCTCTTTTTATTTTTATTAAATAAGTTTACAAAAGAGGTCAGCAATTTACCAGTGATAACAGCGGAAAATTTTTGATCACCAATAGGGAGTATTGGCCTAATGACGTGACTTTTACCGGCCCCTAAAAAGTTATGGTATTGGAATTTCTCATCGGTAAAGTCTATTGATATGCCTTCTTTTTTATCTTTAAAGACCATTGAGTTGATCATCTTACCAGAGAGGATTAGGTTAACAGGGCGTACTTTTTTATCGAATTGCTTATATCGTCCTTTATTAATGGCCTCTTTATAAGATGGTGAATACTCCTGAAAGCGAGGTGTGCCAGAGCTTCCACCTCCTCCACCCTCAACTGGTGATTGGCCTCTTTCCAGTGATGCTATGATCTCTTCTTTTAAAATCTTTTTGGCCTCAACTTTCCATTCATTGGTAGTTTTTTCCACAAGATCATCTTTGGCCCTTTTTAAAAGTGTTTCGAGTGTCCTTGTAGCTGAAAGGGAATTAAGATCTATTTTCATAAGGCCCCTAAAGTTTAGATAGGAAATATGACTTAGACTTATCAGATTTTTCGGCCAGGATCTCGGCGATCTTTTTTCTGATATCTGGTTTAAATTTTTCATCATCATCAGAATTTGGGATGAACCTTCTCTCTGGTAATTCTGAGTCCCCTGAAAAATTGCAATGACCATCGGCCTTTGCAGCTTCCTTCCCCCATATCCCAACCTCTACTATTTTACCCTTATCTTTAAATGTCAGAGCGTCGAGCATGTCCCCTTTAAGTTCTAAGTTGGCCTTAGTTGATCCAGAATATTTCTTTTTATATTCCTTATAACTAGGAGATAGTGGTTTGAATTTTCCATATCCACTAACAGGAGAGGCCGCACTTCCAACCTTCTCTAATATCGCCTCAACAAGATATGTCCCAATCTCCTCTTTAGCACTATCTCTTTGGTCAGGATCGAGATCACTTAATGGTAGTTCAAGTTTGTAAGTCACTTTGCTGAGTGCCATTGTCCTCTCCCATATTCATATTGACTTTGTTGTCCATTGGTTCAGTAGTGTCTTCATTATCGTTTTTAGATTCCAATAAAATCTTTTGAATTTCTGCTTTGTCCTCTTCGATCTCTTTTACTTTTGCCTCGGCCTCTTCTTTTGATAAGTCAGGATTATCTCTCATGAGACTATCTATACGAGAATCAAGTCCTAAATCTTGTCTTTGACCAATAGCATCTAGTTTTTCTTTTTCCGTCATATAGGGAGATGGCTTTGAGAATTTGGCCACTAGTCGGACATCCTCGTTAAGGCGTCCAATCTCCATGAGATCGTCTACTAATAACTGCTTATCAAAGTAGTAATTAAATATTCGAGCAATAATTTTGTATTGCAGGGCCTCTCCGTCCTTATAAATTTGTTGTTGGTCTTCAATATCGTCAGTGTTAATTGATCTTTTGATCATCTCCTGTACACCACTTTCAGCATTGGTAGCAGAAAGTTGACCTTGAATAGTCCCTGGTTCTAAGTCATTGGTTGAAAGAAGGAGAGCGATAGTTTCATCAATAACCCTTAGATGTTTATCAGCGTCAAAGTTGGGATTAGCAAAACCCATGGAAGGAGTGGGATCTCCTTCCTCCACTTTGATAGTTATCCCTTTACGTGGTGATATCTCAAAATTCGCAGGAATGTTTTTACCAAATAGATAAAAGTAACCGAACCCTTGAAACATCTGAGCGTAGTTGAGGTCAGTCAAAAGCATGTTAACAAGGATCGAATTGTCAGGTAAATCATCCCCACCGACTGACCAGTATTGGCCATCTTGATATCGTGAGAAGTCTACAAAGGGGAGAAGTTGGAAAGGGTTTGAGTTGTCTGTTTCTTGTAGGCCTTCAATGACCTCCCCTTTTTCATCGGTTGTAAAATGATAGTTGTAGCTCCACCACACGTAGTGCTTTAAAGGGAGATCCTTATCTTCTGGAGAGTCGGCAATTATTTGATCACGATAATCACCGGTTCTAAATGATGTCATTAGATTGTTGGTTGACCGATCGGTTGAGTCAACTGTTGCCGTGTTGGCCGCATTGCGTCTATTGAAATAGGAAAATATGTACACTAGTGGCATTTCTGGATTGGTATCATCCTCAATGACGTCATAAAGAAATGGGTTTAAAGGTTGAATCTTTAGTTTGTATTTTTGGGAGACTGGACACTTAAAAGGCAAGATTCTGTTTGAGGCGTTACGCTGCAGCTCATTCCATTTATTGGTCTTTTTCATGGTGGAGTTAACGCCAAGACAACCATAGAGTTTTGCAATCTGCGCTTGGGCCTCCTCATTGATAGTGCCGTCTTTGTTGTAGGCCTGCCTGACGATACCGTCTTTATATACCCGAGCTTTTTTATTGATAATCTTTTTAGCAATGGAGATATTGGCCACTCTGTTGATTACAATTTTGGCCGTAGTCTCTCCCATCTCACGTCGGATTCTTTCAATGATATAGTATTTTGTAAAATCATTGAAAAGATCATATCGTCTTTTGGCCTCTTTTTTTCGTAGGACATTTTCACTTGATTCAATTTCAGTGATTACTTGTGCCCTAAAGTCTTTATCTAAAATGTTTGATTCATCTGAAATTCTCATTACCCCTTCCTTTACATATTTAATTCACTATAACCTTTTCCTAAATTTTCGCTGTTTAGTTGTCGCATCACTGCATAACCAATGGCCGTGGTCACGTGCTGATAGCGTTTTTCATCCTCAATATATCCTGACCCTTTTTTTAGGGCCGTTAACTTTAACCCCTCTCTTACAACTTTACATTTTTTTGTGACAAATAGGCGAGACTTGCCTTTAGAGTTTTTTAGTATGCCATTCATAGTAACATGGCGGGCCCTCACGGAAGGGTTAGCTAAAGGAACATCAATAACATGATCAATTGAATTTTCTTTCAAATACTCCTTAATAATTTGATAGTCAGTTTTATTTGATTTAGTTGTTCTCGCACGGCCTGAGGCGTCACCGTTAATAATGTACTCAAAGTCACGGGTAATAAGTCCTCTCTCATAGGCCTCTTCACAAGCTTGTAAAGTATTGGCCCCTTCAATAATCACTTCATCAAAAATAATAAAGGCCCCCTTAATGTATTGCATGAAACAGGATGAAAGTGGTTTACCTATCCCAATGTTAAAGTCCCATGTCCAAATTATTGGATAACCAGGTATAGGTTTAAACTCTTCAATCTCATTTTGTTCTGAATAGGCATAATAAATAACCTCTGTGTTGATCTCAATCCACTCTCCTTCAAGCATCCGGCGAGCTTCACGAGCATCAAAAGTTTCATAAAGTTGGTCTATATACCATGGAGGTAAAAAAGGATTGTCACGAGTTTTAGAATAGAAGACAAAGCGAGAGGGGACACCTGCAGTCATGAAGTATTTATAAATCTGACCTGATGGACTCGCTGGATTGGTAGCATTTAGGACAAATGATTCTGGTACGTGGGGAAGTCGGCCTACCCTCGCTCTCATCTCTTTATAAAATGGCCAATAGTCATCATTATTTTCTGTTAACTCTTCAATGCAAGCGGCCGATGCTTCCACTGATCGAAAGCGTTTAAAGTTTTTATCGGCCCATGACATGGAGGTAAAGCGTGAACCATTGTAAAACTGAAAGTCACCATTTGTTTTATTGTACTCATAGTCAACACCATCCTCTAAAACTCCCTCCATATGTTCAATGATTTTTAAATGGAGTGTACTTTTTAAATCATCTAAGGCCTTCCGTCCTAGAATGACATTTGACCTTTTGTAAAGCATTGCATGAGTGACGGCCACATGGGCCATTAGAAGAGATTTTGCTGATCCAACTGATCCAGATAAGAGGATCTCCACTACACCTTTGTTGTAATCCCAATCTCTTCTAATCATTTTTAAGACTTCATATTGAAATGGAATAATTGTAGGATTAAATTCTTCAAGATTAGGTGTACTAGTCGACCCTATCTCCGTCGAAAGCTGGTTCAGCATTGGCAACACCCTCTTGAATTTCTTTTATCCGGTCATTTTCTTTTTGCTGTTTGATGAGAGCAGCTTGAGAGACTATTTCTTTTTCTTTGATCATGATCACTTGTTTTGCAAAGAACAGGGCGTAATCGCCTGCTACTCTTTTAATGACATCTAGAGTTACAAGATCAGGCATTTTAAACTGGGCGTAGCGTAGTTCTGAAACAACTTTTTCAAAACATCTTTCACGAGCTGGATGATTTATCACAAAGCTGATTATGTCTTCTTTATAAAGATGTTTATTAAAGGCCCTTTTAATCCTAGTCTCAAACTCTTTTTTAACAATTTCAGAGATCATCGTTCAGCGTCCTGAAGAAATTTTAGCTGATCAACTGGTACATCAACCGTCGCTGGCTTTGACATTGTTGCTATATATTGTTGAGCATCCATATTCATCACACGAGGTTCTAACACTTCGGACTTAACATAAATTACATTATGAGTATGTCGGTCTTCATTAGCAATTTTTTCAGACATTGAGTTTTGTATAGGTGGAGAGCATTTACCTACAAAATTACCTTTTGAATCAATCGACAACTCTATTTGATGAGTATGGCCTCCTACGTGATTGCATCGATCTAACTTTTTGCCATTGGAGTCATACGTATGAAATATATGACAATGCTCCATTGCTACTAGTTGTTTTTCACGGCCATCAACACCAATATTTTTTAGCATTGTGGCGACTGCAAGTTTAAACGTATCGGTCATGATCTCAATTTTGCCATTCATAATCCTATTAGCATTTTGAAAATCATCAATACGTGGTGCATCCTGTTCGGATTTAGTATCTTCTTTTTTAGCTCTGGCCATCCGGTTCCTCTTTAGTAACTGTACTTGTTGTAATTATTTCTTCTTTCTTACCCATTGCGTAATTAAATGAGATTGTTCTTGTCTCGTCTTTAGTCTCTTTAGGTTTCCCAATTCTTACATTGAAAATCATCTCAATAGATTGCCTGTCTCCTTCAACAATTGCTTTGTTCATGAATCTCATAAATAACAATTCGAGACAGGGAATTTTTTCAGGATCAGCTAATTTTTTTTGTAATTCACCAAATGTTGTAAAGCTATATTTATCAATTATGGCATTACCATAGGCCCTTGTAATTTGCTGAGATTTTTTAAGCATTGGATCCATTGGTAAATTTCTTGGTGATCTTACTGAATGTCCTTTTTCAAATGGTCTACCCCTCGCCATTTTACCCCCTAACATCAGAAAGGCCGCTGCAAGCCGTTTTGTCAAGTATTAAATCAGCTTTACATTTATTTTTTAAATTATAACGGTTATCCCTTAAATTCCTGATACACCTTTGACATATCTTATCATCATTGCAGTAGTCTAATTGCTTACATCGTGAGCACTCAATTAGATGTCTATAAATAACTTTGTTAGTTTGAACACCCATTATTTAGGCCTTTCAGAGAGAGCTAGTTTTTTTCTCTGATACCACTCTCTTTTCCATGCACTGTCTTTTAATCTAGCACTGCATGTAAAGCAGACGTTTTCTAAGTTACAAAGCTCAGGTTGACCGCAATGCTTACAGTCTGCGTAGTTATTAAAGTCTTTTTTAGTGTGCTTTGCCATTTTCCATTTCCAATCTAAAGTAGAGGCATTTTAAATCTAGATCCAACATCATTTTTTTAATTAGTTCATTCGGTCTTCTTGCATTCATAACTTCTAAAAAATGGATTGCTTTTATAAGTGAATGTCTGACCATTCGTGAGTTAGAACAAATCATAGTTTATCAAATCCTTCAACGCCTCTTTCTTCCCTATCTTTTTTTCTATGCTCTAACCAATGCAAGGCCTCATCTAATTTTGTTATAACAATAGCATTTTCACGGCATGGAAACTTTTTATTTAGGCCTTCTATAATAGTTTTTGCGGCAAGGATAAGAGCGTCTATTTGGCAACCATTGACACCAACTTCTTTTATGGGCCCTGTTTGTAGTGTAAAAGAAAGACTATGTTTATCATGACGGGCATAAATATATGAAAAAGGTCTAATCTCCCTCTCAAATATTTTCCAATCCATAGCTCCCGATTCATCAAACATTTCTGGATGAAGTTCTTTCAGTTGATCCATGTGAACTATTTGATATTGTCCTAATTTAGATAATCCTTTTAATGTCTCTAGTCCCATTTATTATTCCTTTAAATAACCGTTTGATTAAATCCACTGCACTCCACATTTATCACATTTATAAACATTCCGATCAAATTCACCATCATAAAAATCATATTTCAAAACGCCATTACATTTTTTATTTGGACAATAGCTAATAAAAAAACGAATAAATATATGCTTTAAATATGTAAAAAATTTCATAATTTATAATCAACTCTCATTTTCTTTTTAAATATTTTTCTATATATACTTTTCGTTTGATTGAATCCACTGTCCATTATATTAATGATTAATTTTTTTATATTCATTCTATCGCCGTAAAGTTTAAATTGAATAGTTCGTTTGATGCTAGGCCTCGTGACTTATCCCACCTATAGACTACTAAATCACCTTCATTTATTTCAATCCATTCATTTTCTATTTCAATCATAAAACCATATTCATTTGTAGAACCGTATATATTGTTTTTACTTAATCCATGATCAGAAATAAATTTACTATCATTTTTAAAAAACTCAAATGCCTCTACAACTTCACCATCAAAGTTACATTTATATTTCATTCTTTAATCCTTGGATCAAAACTAAAACCTAGATCCCCACCATTGACCACATATTCGTTATAACCATTGTCAATCTCTGAGAGCATCCCTTTTAAATAGTCATAATCAACCGGATCAAAATCAAGGTTATCCATAATAAAGATTTTCATTCTTTCGTCTTGAATGAGATTTAGGGCCTTAGCTAATATGCCTTTGGCCATATCAATATTGTTCATTTTCTTTATCCCATTCATATTGTCGCTTATAAGCTTCATCAGTTGTCATAGCGTAATAAGAATAATCGGCCTTTACATTGTTATCTTTAATTAATCCCCTATGAAACCAATTGTTCGGGCCATCATATTGTTTCCATCCATTTCTTTTTAGGTATTCCTCTACATCAACATTTGTCATCGGTCTTTCCATGCGATTGAGTGTCCGTGGTCTTGTCTGACTGTAATAAGTATCTTTTCTTTAGTGTCGATAAACCAGTCTGTAACCACTGAGAAATTGTTGTCATCAATATCAATTTGAGTTTTGATAGCATCGGCAATTCCCTCTATTAAATTAATGCAATCTCCCCTACGGTTCTTTTTAATGACAGTTATAATAAGCCAGATTTTGCCTGTCTCAAACTTAATGCCTTTAGATAGCAATTCCCTATAAATCAGAGCTGAGATATTACGCTTACAATTTACGTAGTCAGGATTTAGGACTTTTTTAGTTCGTCCTATGAATTTCTTATTTTTGGAGAGGTTCCAAGAAAGTGGTGCCTCTATGCTTATCTCGACCATTTTTCTCCATTCAAGAAAAATTAGGGCCTATTGGTGATGGCCAATCGGCCCATGCTTTAGGGATTAACTAACCGTACTATATTATTTCACTTGTGAAAAGTGTTTTGGTCGACCTTAACCCATCCTAGGTTAACTTTATTTTAACTCATGAAAGTGAATTAACAAAATCTCTTATTTTAGCTTGGAGATAAAAAACCCCTCTTTCGAGGGGTAAACGACTAACATTGGAGGCAACAAGGCATGAAGGATCAGACTTCAATTATATAGATCTAAATTTTAATTGCAATTTGTTGACTGAATAGGACAAAAAAAGGGCCCATGGTGTAGAGTTTAAGGCCCTTTGAGTGTTGTAATGCAGAGTAATTCACACTCATGAGCGTTTTATTATTTTTTTGATGAAATGGCAATGGAATATATGAAGGTAGTTGACTAGATTAATCAGTTAACTTATTTAGGCAATAAGAACAGAGATTTTTTTCAATATTAAAATCATGTACTGGTGTTTTTTGACCACAATGACCACAAATCATTTCATCAGGTAAGTCTAGGTCGTACTTTTTGTAAAATTCTTTAACTGTTTTTGAGTCCATAATCTACCTCTAGTGTTTGTCTTAACTAGGAGAATGAAAAACTAGAGGCAAATTCTTAGGATCAAAAAAGGATTTTCAAATTTTTGCACAAAATGAAATTTTTATGTTATGGAGAAAAAAATTTTAACACCTGAATGGTTAAATCTCTCCGTAGGAACCCTGCTTTTAAAATGGAATCTCTCCAAGATTTACACCCCAACTAATCCTATCCGCATCATCGATGGTCTCACTTTTAGGCGGTGTTAAAGAAGAGACCCCTTTGCGGCCGCTTCGGCCAAAAAGTGGGTCAGCCGCCGGCAAGGCAAAGTATTCTATTGATTCAATATAGCGTCCAAACGCATAACCTTTAAAATTTGGGTATAGGTTCTCATCTCGCATAACGCAATGTCCTAAATAGTGTTGTTGTAATTGCCAGAGTTGATCATTTGGTGGCCCTTGAGGTGAGTTATTTGTTTCAAGCGTGGTTTTTTCCTTTAAAAGCAAGTCCTCAGTACCATTTTGTAGGTATTTATTTAATTTACTAGAGCAGTTTTTTAATTCCGATTTAATCTTGTATCTTAATGAGCTTATCCACCCATGGAATACATGACGGTCATAGGTTCTAATCCGTCCTTTTTTGTAGGTCTCACCAAGTTTAATGGCCCTTAGTCTTAGTCTTTTGATTGTTGATTTACAAATATATTTTAAAAGTTTCTTAATATCTTGTGTCGTGAGATCACGCAATGGGTTCTTTTCCCATGTTGAACAGGCCGTAAGGAACAGGTCTAGGATGATACTATTCCCCTTAAGCTTTCCGGTGATGATGTCGTGTTTAAATGTCTTATCGAATTGATCGTAAGGAATGTCCTTACCTAAAACCTTTATGAAGTTAACCTTAAGATGACCATATTTTTTGATTAAATGTTTTGTAGGTGTTTGCTTATAAAATAATTGCATCGCATAGGTCGCAAAGCTGGAACACTCTCCCTTAAGCAAGTAGGACACCGAAACCAATACGTTGTAGGTGAATTTACCAACAAAAGTCTCACCGTCTTTCTGTTCCAGATAAATATTTACAATATTTTTCTCTGGACCTGAAAAAAAGTATTGACCGAGTGTTTTAGTTGGTGTAGTCTCTTGCTTGATCAGAGGTTTACTCCCTTTGATCTGAGGGTTTTTTTCCCTTTCATCGTTGCTTCCTTTTTTAGTAGTTTGACTGCAAATCTGAGTCTACTTCAAAAGTGAAAAGGTTTAAAAGATTTTCCTATAAAAATCTTTTTTTTTATTCTCTTTATGCTACTAGAATCCTTACGTATTGTTAAGCAAAAAGATCAACTTTTAAGCACTTTTTTCCCCCATCGAAAGCTGATCTATTAAGGGCCGCCAAAGGGCCCTTTTTTCTATTCCCTTCTCATGTCATCTAATATCGTATATAATTTGTTTACTATTAATCCTAATCAAGGTCATATTCGTATGCAACCACGCCTCTTATTTATTGGAAAAATCTCTGAGCCGGCCAAACTTCAAACGGCAAAACAATCGAATCAAGAATATTGCAATCTCACTTTAGAGTGTACTTGGTCATATAATGTCCAAGGTCAAGTCACTGAGAAAAAGGGCCAATATCAGATCCTCTTTTATAAACAAAAAGCAGTTGAGATCTCCCAACTATTTGTGGGCCAGCATGTGGCCGTTGAATGTCTCGTTACCTCCCAAGAAAAGGAAGGCCAGAATGGGACAAAATTCTATAACCTCTCACTCTATGGCCAAAACTATGAAGTCCTTACTCAATCAGAATTTATGAAACCCTCAAAAAGCCAAGATGGTTTTAACAATAAGAGAGAATATCCTTCTCCTCAAGATGTTGGGTTCAATAGTGATGACATCCCATTCTAAGCTTTATTAAATTAGTCAACTAATTGCTTATATTCCTTTGAGGGGAGGAGTTCTGTGATCAAAAATCTAATCATCTTTATCTCAATTCTAATTTGCATCCTTGTAGTTTTTTATGCTTCAAGATCAAAACTTCATCAATCTCCACGCTACTCTATTTATTGTATAGACAACGTGAGTTACCTTGAAATTAACGGACAATTTTTACCTCACTACGCTCCCACTGGTGAAGTGGAAGTGTGTGATCTTGAGGAGTGAAAATGGCAACAAAAAAGCCAAAGAAAGTTAAGGCCCCTACACCAAAAGGCAAAGAGAAAATGCCTGGTAAACCAGGTGACTGTAAAAATAAGGGAGGGATGAAATGAGTAGTGCTAAAAAAAAGAAGGCCAATAAGATTAAAAAAACCATGACTGAGTTTAAAAAAGGTGAGCTTCATAGTGGATCTAAAAAAGGGCCCATTGTTAAGGATTATGAACAGGCCGTTGCAATTGCTATTAACCAGGCCAAGAAGAAAAAATGAATAGGATTTTTAGAAAAGGAGATCTCTCCATTCGCTTAGATCATGTTGATCTGGTGGTTCCAAGGGTTAAAGCTGGCCCTAGTGACTATTCTCACGTGACAGATAGTCTTTCGGTAATGACTAATGGCGGTCATGTTTATCATGTTAACAATGGTGACGTGGATGAGTTTTTAAAGCTATGGAATGAATACTGCGATAACTTAAGTTGCCTACCAAAAAGCTGATCATCTTTTTAATTCAACGTCTTGAATTTGATAGTCATATTTTTCATTATTTCTTTCTATCTTTAAACGGTCAGCTTCTTCTCTCGCCGATTGAGGCGTTAAATGTATGCTCTCCAAACTATAAAACTCATAATGATTTGTCATGCCAATAGTGCTTACTTTATATTGAATCACTGCATAGACATCAATTCGATCTCTGAATGATTTTGACAAAATCACCTCACTTTTTAAAAAGATCTTGAGATATTACGGCCATTTTGAAATGGTAAATTATATCCCCTTCACTATTCTTTTCAACTTTCATATTTATAAAACGCTCTGCCTCGGCAAGTAATGCCTTGTGTGAATGCTCCTTTAATAGACGAAAAAATTTTTCAGTATCTTTTTGACTTCGTTGCTCTACTTTTGTAAAGGCATATTTTACATTAATCACTTCAATAAAGCTTTTATATTTCTCAAGCTTTTGATGAAGTTTATCAACCTCTTCTTTTAATGCTTCAATTTTTCTTTTTTCAAACTGAGGAGATAGAAGAAGTTCTTCATCTTTAATAGATTCTAACCACGAATCAACAAAACAATCTGAATAAGACATGCTCATTTGATCACTCATTTATTAAAATTAATTCCTTCCGTATAAACATACCCTTTCAAAATAGTGTAAAATGTAGTATCTAATCCACCTAAATTGCGAGAATTATTTAAGCTTTGGAGATCGGCCTCAGCTGCATTTTCTGAGTAGTGTACATATAAAGTTTGCTTAAACTTAACTGTTGTTTCAGTGTCTTTATATGCTGATATGACAATATAAACTGGTATCGTCATCTTAAGTTTTTGTGCATCGGACAGTCTACGTAGTTGATCAAACTTATCATCAGTATTTTTATGAATTAGACGACCTAAAAAAATGACCATATTGATGATTAAATAAACTATTGCAAAAATAAAAAAAATAGTGATTAAAGCTTCTTTAGTCATTTTTAATCCTTAATTAATTCCTTTAGTTTTTTTCTTAAATAACTTTCAAAATTTTCATCATCATCATTGTCTGCCAACCTAATTAGTTCATCATTTTCAATTTCAAGTGAAGGGATTTTGCCTTTAGAATCTCTTTCAATTAATCCTAACCTTAACAGTTCATCCTCAATTTTTGACCAATGGAGTCTTTTATCAGCTCTCATTTTTTCTTCAATCGCTTCAATTTCTTTTATTAATTTATCTCTCATTAAATTCATTTCTTCATTAGCTTTTTTAATCACCTCATTATGATCAACTAAAATTAAAATCTTTCCCATTTTTCTCTTCCTTTTTTTTGATTGAAAATAAAATTAGTATATACACTATCGCCACTACAGGATCAATAAATAAAGCTATCGTCCATAGTGGTATTAAAATAATTGTGAATATCAATTTCTCAAACATCATTAATATATTTAATATAACTATTTAAACAATTTTGACTACAACATGGCATAAACTTACTTTTATCTTCATCAAGATAAAATCTGTCTCCACACTCCATACAGCTTGAACTTTCATAATTCCTTGCAGGATGGTTTTCATCAATCTCATTATAAGATACAATTGGGGTACCATAATGAACATATTGGCCGGCCGTTGGATCAATGATTTTTCCTGATTTTGATACTAGCCACCAATGCTCATAATTTTTATCCTCAAAATGTAGAAGACAAACAAGGCCATTAGTAATCCTTAATTCAGGAAAAACTTTTTGCATACGCAGACAGGCCTCATGACATTTTCCTAATGTCTGATCTATCCTCCAATAGTTTAATCTTATCCAGTTATCATATTTGTTCATTAGTAAACCTTAAGATATTCCTACAAAAACTTTTTATCCTGATCGTCTAAAACAAATTCGGCCATAGGCACTCTTTTAATATACCCTCTCAGCTTATGGGCCAAATTTAAAATAGTCGGTCTTAACTCTTCTTTGCCTTCATGTTGTAAATGGTAAATGGCCTGTCTGAAAGCATGTAGTGCATTTTCAAAATCATACGGTGTCAGTAGGGCCGCTTCCAGTTTCGCTACGTGGTTCTCCGCTTGTAATATTTTCTCTTGTAGCTTTTTCATTTATCACCTGATCAAAAAAATCTAATGTTATTTTATTTATTCTTTCTGCCAGCAATTCTAGTGACTCTTTAAGATTTTCTTTAATTTCATTTTTTTCAATTCCCTTCGACTCCATATAAGAATGACAGTATGTAACTGCAGTAATAGGAATAAATCTTTCTAGTAATTTAAAAGGTGCAATATTATGATTTTTACAGTGTTTTAAAAATGCGAATATTAAAACCCCAAAATCTTTTTGCTCATCATTTAAATTTTTTATTTGATCATTGTTCATTTTTAAATCTCTTATCAAAAGCTTTTAACGCTGATAGCGCAACAACTTTAGAGTGACGCTCTAAGCCCATTTCTAGATATTGCCTAGTCTCTTCTATAGTTTTATTTGTGTCTCTCATAAACATTTCACAATGAGCACAAAAAACTATAGGACAAAACTTCTCCAATAGAACAACTGGACTTATATCTAATTCCCTGCATGATGCAAAGTAATACTCAATTAAATCTTGAAACCTGTCATTTTTTTCTTCCATTTTTAAAACCTCTCCCATTCTTTATATAGTCGACAATAAAATAAAATATTACAACGTTAACAAAAAACAATATCCATGAAGACATGCTCCATATTTTCTTAAAGTAAAGCATCATAATCATTCATCCTTAAATATCGATCTAACCTTCTTAGTCCAGGATTGAAAGAATAATATTCACTAGGGTTCTCTCTCCAATAGGCATGGATTAACGCCGCTGTTCTTGTCACTATCTCAAAAGCTGATTCCGATCTCTGGCCTTCATATTCGTCATAGTCTCTCATCGCTTGAGAATATTCAGCATATACTCGCCAGAAATTTTCTTTAGTGACTTTCATTCTTTATGGCCTTCAGTTTTACAACAAAATCATGTAATTCTTTAGGGGACATTGGGTTGTCTTTACTACGTGACTTTGCCAATTCAGCGGCATGATCAACTTTCACTTTGGCCTGCATCTCATCCGATAGCTGATTAAAAGTGATTACAAGATCTTGAAAATTGAACAGTGTTTCAATTTTTTTTGTCTCAACTACATTTTTACTTTCATCTTTTTTTTCTTTTTCTTCACTGTTATCAATTCCCATTTCTTCTTCCGTGTAATAACCAGATAACTCTAATGGGAAGGCCGCTCTTAAAGCATGAGATTCAGCAACTTTTGAGAGCATGTGGTTAGGCATATTTTTCCAAATATAATTACCCTTATCAAATTCAGTCATGGAGGCAAGGCCTGGTGAATTAGCAGTCATCACGTGCCCTTCAATTACTAATACTTTTTGTACAACAACCTTTGCCGCCATGGCCATTGTGTTACGTGCTGGTGGCCAATCTTGCCACTTACCATCTACAACCCACAATCTTTCAACTACTCCAAGATAGCGGCCAGTTCTTTCAGCTATTAATCTAAGACCGTCAATTGAGACAATCCATTGAAGCTTACCCTGGTTTCTAATGCAATATATTTGTCTAGATTGAAAATCAAGGCCTGTTTTTTGCATATGAAAATAGGCCAATCTTATTTCATCTTTTGTTAAATTTAATTTATTTGCTGTAGAGTATTGAGTTATACTATCAACGATGGATAAATCAATTTCATTTAAACTAGGAAGACCCAAATGGACTTCCTTTTTTTCGATCATCTCTTTACTTTCACTCATTTTAATTTTCCCCTTTAAAATAGTTTTAATCACTTTACATTATTCGACCATTTTAGTAAACAGATATTAAACATTATTTTCATAGGAAATTAAAAATGATTTTAAAACGTAAAGTAGGGCGGCCTAAGCTTCCACCGGATGAAAAGAAATATCAGATTCTCGTATCAATGAAAGGGTATGACTGGAGAGACCTCGAAATGGCCGGCAATCGCCACGGGATGCTATTAGAAAATTTTCTCCTTTACGCCACAAGGGAATATTGCAAGTCAAAAGGGTTCAAAGTTTTTGACCCTCCAAAGATTAGTCTTTCTGAAAAAAAGGCCGCTAAAAAGAAAGTTGTCAAACGTGGGCGAGGCCGGCCACCTAAAATAGGCCTCTAAAAATCCCCTAAAAACCCTATATAAAGGTAGGAATTTGGTCATCTATAAGTACCTGATTCCGTTGGTAAAGAATGGTCTTTACATTACCTGAGTTTTATGATATAGTATTATTATAGATAGTTAGATAGGGAGGGTTTTATGATTAGAGAGGTCAAATTGTGCAGTAAATGGACAATATTTTTAATCGAATATCCTACCTTAAATAAGGCCCGCTACTATTACGCTAAACGAGATAACGGCAAGATCTCCATCCCTTTTAAGGCCGAATCATTCGATTGGGATTTTAACAACTATCTTACTGATGAAATTATAATTGAAAAAGTTTGTGAGATAAGGAGGGTAGCATAATGACAAAAGTCAAAAAAGTAAAACCAGTTTTATTTGTGAGAAGTATTGAGTTAGAAATTAAAAAGGCCCAAAAAGTCGTGTCTAAAAATTATAAACAAGTTAAGGCCAATCTTGATGATACCGTAAAAAAGATAAGAAAGCTTGATGAAGACGATCTTGAAACACTCAAAAAACTAGATCGAGAATTTGATATTTATCATAAAGAAATTCATCAACTATCAGAGATTGATGACTATTTGTTGAGTCAATTATTCTTTATTAAAAAACTCAAACGAGAGATTGGGGAATAATATGAGACGAGACCCAAATAAAAGATTAATAAATTTTTATTGCGATAAAAAGTTGGCCGCTGAGTTCAAAGATCTATGCCATGCCCACGGTGTAGTCATGCGGTTTCAAATGGAAAAACTTATTCAAGACTTTATGACGGATTATATAGAAGATGCAGAAAGACATAATAAAAAACTATCAAGATCAAAATAATATTTATAGTTGGTATTCAAACTATAAAGAGAAATTCCGATGGCAAACAATGGGATTAGAACTACTTACTATTGATGGCATGTCTACATCACACGTTTTCAATAGTCTCAAAATGGTTTTTAACCATATGGCCTTACATTATAAAAGTAAACCTGTTTGGCATAATGTGCATTATAAGGTATATGATAAGATCGCCAAAAAATATCCGAAAAGGTTAGTTGAAAATATCATGTTTTTCATTATGACTATTGAACAAAGAAATGACTTGCCAATAAAATATCAAATGCCATACCAGCATATTTTAAAGCAATTAAGGATTAATGATTTTGATGAAATATTAAGTTTGCTACAACCGAGTGATAAGATCGAACTGCAAAAAATGATCGAGAGGTAAAAGAATAAAATGGATAACGATAAAAGGAAAATAAAAAAGGAAATTCGTACTAAGTTTTTAAATAAGACTTTAGAGTGGGGTGATTTAAAAAAACTAAAAATAGAAAAACAGATTGATGATAAAGAACCATTTGAAAAAAGATTAGGTTATCACAATGAACTTTTTCCACTGCTCATTCATAATGACAAAAAGATATTAACCACAAAAGGAGAATGGAAAGATATTAATCAGGCCTATGAGTTTTATCTAGGTGATCAGAAAAAAGTTAATTTTAAAAAGGCCGTTAGTGTTGAAAAAGGGATATGTATTTTTAATGGGAATATCTCTAAAACTTTTTGCATTGAGTTTATTAATAGTTTATTGGATGGGGATTACATACTAGAATATAAAAAATATAGTCCTACTTTAACTAAAGAAGAGATGTTAGAGCTTTATGATGATGGCATTTATGGTGATAGGTCTAATAAAACTTATGCTTATTTTAGAAAGAACTAAAGGACGTATGATGCTAAGGCGCAGAGCCAATACTCTATAGTTACGCTTCATACGTTATCGTCCAGTGTTTAAAAATTAGGGAATAAATAACCTCAAGGGCTGAGATGCCTGTAAGTTTTGTTGGATAACTATAAAACCACCAAGCTGGCGGGGGGGTGCAAGGCCTCTCAAAATCAATAAAGGATTAAAAAATGAATTGTGATAATAGATTAGTCAAATACATTGGTTGTAGTGATAGTCAGGCCTTTGGTTATCCCCATTTTAGTGAATATACCGATCCAAGAGGTGTGTTAGTTGAGGGGAAAATTTATTTTATTTATAAGGTTGTTATTTACAATTGGCATACTGTTTTTTATTTAAAGGGGCTTGAAAATTTAGGATTTAATTCAGTTTGTTTTGAAATTATAAATGATTGATCAAACTTCCTCTTCCCAACAATATTCTTTCTTAGTCCAGAAATGCTTTATTGACCATCTATTTTCACACTTAGTTGTAACCTTTGGAGGTGTAGGGACGCCATCTTTACTTGCTACATTTTTAATAGAGGCCGCTTCCCAATAGTCCGAGTTGTCATATATTTTAAATGACAAATATTGATAACCTAGATCACCATTGTCCTCTCCCCAGCTATTCTTAATAATCAATACAGGATTATCTTTATTAAAATATCCAACAACACTATAGGCATGGCCTCCGTCTTCAAAACCGTTATCTTTGGCCCCGCAAGTTTTACGTCCAGAGAGCATACAACTAGGAGTCTGACTCCAAAAATAAACAGGGTATCCGTCGGCCAGAGCTTTTAAAACTTTATTCTTTGCTAATTGAGTATCACCGCCTAGGTATTCATGCTCTGTAACAGAATATTTGGCAAACTTTTTTACGTTAGAAGGTTTCCATGTTTGACTTTGTGGCCATATATTCTCTGTCACTACTAGACTACTTGAATAATCTAATGCAGTTGGTGCGGAATATTCTTGATACAGTGACCAGAAATGTCTCTCACTTAAATCTAGTCCACACTCTCCCCTAACTTTACATTGTGCTAATTCTTCCGTTGCAATAAGGCCAAAGGTTGAACAGGTTCCGTTCCACTGACTCTTAACAGGTGTGGCCCATTTTCTGAGATCAACATCTTGAGGGAGAGTTGAGAGATCAATGGCCTGCTCTCTCCTTGCTTTTAACTGCTTTTTTCTTTCGGGTAGTCCTTTAAATAACTCATCCAAAGGAACAAGATTAGATTTTCTGGCAATAATCTTTTCATCTTTCTCAATTAATTGTGCCTGTTCAGAGTAGTCTCTTAATGTCAGAGGTTTTTCAATACCACTCATGACCTCTTCTTTTGTCATGTAAGAAGGAATTTCTCTGACCTCTTTTTCTTCTTTTTGAGTCTTAATAGTTGTAGTGCAAGCTAGGGCCAACATCAAGGCCATCAGCGATAAGAAAATCAATTTCATTTTTTTACCTCTTAAATTGTTATGTTTAGATTGGTTCTTAGGATATCACTTTTCCCATTAAAGTCATTTAATGCCCTATTAAAGCGATCAACATTTCCTTGATTAGCAAACTGTCCTTTAGCTATTCGTCTAGGAGTGCCTGCATTATAAGCGGCGTAAAGAGTGGAAGGATCATCACCAAACTCTTTGATCTTTTGGTTAAGCAGTTTACAACAAAACTTATAATTGATGTCGGGCCTATAGAGGAGAGTTGGGACGGTTGTAGTCTCATTTAAATTGAGTAGGCCTAAATCGACTGCTGTACCTCCCATTACTTGGCAATATCCAAAGCTGGACTTTTCCAATATCTCGCATGATATCGCTGTTAGCTTCCAGTGATTTTGAAGGAGATTTAAATCATGAGTATACTCAAAACGTGGTTCATATCTATAGGCCCATTGATTACCCCCACTCTCCACTTGAGTTATCGCCGCCAATATATGCCAGGATATTTTATACAAACTAGAGGCCTCCATAATGGCCTTCCAGTCAAACTTTTGAGAGTACGCCGGTATCCTATACATTCCTTACCCCACTTAAAAACTCTAATGCTGATTTATAACCCGAATCAAATAAGTCTTTCTTATTTTTAAGACTTAAATTGAACTGAGTTGTCCCTATCCCTAGAGTATCAATAAATATAGTGCGCTTCCAATCATCACTGGTTCTATAGTAGTTATCCATGGCCCCCATTAAACTATCTATGATTGCTTCCACGTACTTTTTAACACTAGTAATATTTTGGCCTGTAGGAACCATATGATTTTTTAGGACATCAATCTGATCAGCATTGTCTAACTTAAATCCCACACTCTCCATATTTATATAGTGACCATATTCATCCGGTTTACAGAACTTCTCACTATCAAAAAACTGAATGGGATAGTTTAAAAATATCCCACCGTCTCCCCAGAGACATGGTTTTATGATCTCTTTGTTCTCATTGTAGGGATCTCTTACCGGCCAATCGTGGTATTGGGATTTAAAATAGAATGGGATGCTCATGGAGATCCTAACGGCCTTCCACAATGGCATTAAGGGCGTGTTCTCATAGCAAAAAACCTCAGAGGCCCTTGTTGAAAGGTTAGATCCAATTATAAAAAGTCCCTTACCAGTAAGTTTTTTAAGATCAGAAAAATCAGCATCGTATTTACCAAACTTATTAAAGATTAAATCTTGAATAAATCCTGTAAAATAGTTTCCAGAATGGAGGCCATAATATTTAAAAAAGTTGTAGGCCTGCTTTACTAGAAGCTCTCTGTCTTTAAACTTTGAAAAATCAATTTCAAACATGATGTCTTTGATCTCATCAACAGAGTACCCAATACTTGCCATTAGAGCGAAAATAGCTCCTGCGGAAGTGCCAACAAAGTTTTGGAGGTTGTCCCATAATCCCTTTTCCTTGAACGCTTGCGCCGCTCCGCATAACGCCAGGCCCTTGACCCCACCCCCTTCGCAACACACGTTTTTCAACATCGACTTCCCCCAGACAAAAAAGCAATAGATTAAAAATGAGAAATATTAAAAACAATTTAATTAAAGTATGCGTAGTTTATTCTTTTGTTAAAGGTTTCATTCCATTACCCTGAGGTTTTTTTGATCCCTGATTAGGTAAATGACCTTTTAAAAAGGTTAGGCCTTTCATAAATAATTGATAAACAGAATTGGATTTAACTTGAGGTAGTCCACCTAAGGCCTCACTTAAAAAAAATAATACAGTCACAAAAATAATATAAACTTGAACCCAGTCGACTTGGGCCAGTATTGGTAAAATAGCTCCCATTAAACTAGCTCCCTTTAGTTAAATAATAACTAACAAATGTCACTATTGATGCTAATGCTCCACCTAGCGTTCCCCAAATTCCACTTTTTACCTCGACGGTTATTAGTCTCCCTTCTAATGAACCGATCTTTTCATCTAGCTTTTTAAATTCGGCCGTCATGTCCTTTTTAAAAGAATCTATTGACTCGTGAAGCTTAGTAAAGTTACAAATGCTTCCGGACATACAGTCTTTAAAATCCTGTAGTCTTTCCAAAATGAGATGTTTGTATTCATCAAAACCTTCCTGGTCTTTTTTATCTTTTGTCATGAAGTAATTTTAAAGGATATTAAGGAAGAGTGGCAATGAAATCATCAAGCTTTGCTATTACTTTATCTTTGACTGATTGTGTCAAGTAACTATTTACGGGCGTATCATAAATCATTTGTCTGGAAGTATTAACGGCCCCTTGTCTTAAGAGGTTCTGGATTAATAAAAAGTTTTGATCTGATAACATTGCCTCATAATCTGATTGACTGAGAGAATTAAACAGATAACCAATAAGGGCCAATATCTGTTTACCAATTTCCATTTTATAAATCTCAAGATTGATAGCGTCTTTTTCAACCTGGTCTATTGCCTGTTGAGATATTTGGGCCTGATAAGCGTCGTATGCCGTTTGGTCTAAGACAACTTCGCCATTGTCTATTTTTAAATAGGCCCATTTGTCTTTAGTAATCCCTTCGGGAATTTCAGCATAATAAAAGGGATCATCTAACTTAAAATTTGTAGTTCTGATATAGACTTTATTATTTTCAAAACAAACATAGCTTTCAACTTCATTCATGTTACGCCTCCAATCGATAAGCAAAAAAGTGACCGCCCGAGTTGTCTGGTTGAGTTAAACTAGCAGTGACGTTTGAATTTGATCCAATGGTAATAACCCCTAGTGACGTTGAGGATCGCCTAGTTCTAATTTTCCATGTATCTGTTGAAGTAAATAAGGTTGGATAAATGCAAGTCACGACACCAGAATAAGTTGTGATATTTGTCCCTAACGACATTGTTGCCGAGGTCAAAAATCCAGTTAAATTATTATTTGTTGAATCTGACATTGCCCAGTTTGCAGTATAATTTGTCAGTGTACCAGTTGACGTCATATAGAAAGGGATAGTATAGCCAATGAA